ATCCCGTTGAGCCCGTGGCTGGTGGCTACGTAACTCAGGGCGACGGCACGACTGCCGCTGCTGGTATCGCTGGCATCTTCGTTGGTTGCAAGTATCTCTCAACCTCGCAGAAGCGCACCGTTTGGTCCAACTACTACCCCGGTGGTACGGACCCGGCGACGGGCACCATTGAAGGCTACATCGTCAATGACCCGAACGCTAAGTTCCTCGTTCAGGCTGACTCGTCCATCTCTGGTGGCATCACTCAGGCTGATGTGAACGCAACGGCTGGCTACACCATTGGTTCGGGTAACACCGCCACGGGTATTTCGGCTGCAACTCTCTCCGGCGTTGGCCCTGCAACGGCTACGCTCCCCTTCCGCATTGTTTCTCTCGTGACGCAGCCTCCGGGCTCGAACGGCACTGAGTTGGCGACCTCGAACTACGTGATCGTGGCCTTCAACAACGTGACCACGAAGAACCAGACTGGTATCTAAGGAGTAAGGGACCATGGCAGTTAATCTTTCAGCCATTAAAGACCTTCTCCTCCCCGGTCTGCGTGGAGTTGAAGGCAAGTACGAGCAGATTCCGTCTCAGTACGACAAAATCTTCACGAAGCATGAGTCGAAGATGGCTCTGGAACGCACCGCTGAGATGCGCTTCCTCGGTCTGGCTCAGTTGAAGACTGAAGGTGGTCAGACGGCGTTTGATAACAACGCTGGTGAGCGTTACATCTACAACCAAGAGCACACTGAAATTGCTCTCGGCTATGCGATCACCCGCAAGGCTATCGACGACAACCTCTACAAGACCCAGTTCATGCCCTCTAACCTCGGTCTGATTGAATCTTTCCAGCAGACCAAGGAAATCTACGGCGCGAACATCCTCAACACTGCAACGACCTACAATGGCGCTGTTGGTGGTGACGGTAAGGCTCTTGTGGCTTCGGACCATCCGATTGATGGTGGCGTGATTTCTAACTACACCACGGTGGAGTTGAATGAATCGACCCTCCTCAACGCGATGATCGCGATCCGTACCAACTTCAAGGATCAGGCGGGCCTGAAGGTCTTCGCTCGCGGTCGCCGTCTCATTGTGCCCCCGGCACTTGAGCCTGTTGCGATCCGTCTGACGAAGACTGAACTGCGTCCGGGTACGGCAGATAATGATGTGAACGCGATTATGATGACCGCAGGGGGCCTCCCCGAAGGTTACATGGTCAACGATTATCTGACCGACACCAACAACTGGTTCTTGCTGACGAACATTGACGGCCTCTCCTACATGGAGCGCGTCAAGTTTGAATCCGACATGCAAGTTGACTTCGTGACTGACAATCTTCTTGTCAAGGGTTACGAGCGTTACAGCTTCGGTTACTATAACTGGCGTTCCATCTACGGTGCGTTCCCGTCGTAATCGACAAAAGGGCGGGGTCAAAAGCCCCGCCTTTAATCTAGGTGTATAGTTCACGTTGACCGACCTAGCGGACGCTGCACAGACAACGTGGACGTATCGTGCAGGAGGCCCAAATGGGTACTACTACTTTCACTGGCCCCGTAAAGGCTGGCGATGTTCTTAATACGACCGGCTCCACTGTCGGCACGTTGAAGAACGTCGGAACGCTTGTTGCAGCTCAGTCTGCTGCAATTACGCAGTCAACCACCGCTGCCGCTTCTGGCATCGTGATCCCTGCGAACAGCACCATCATCTCAATCGACTTGTTTGTGACAACTGCGTGGTCTAGCGCCACGACAACGTACACAATCAGCGTTGGTACATCTGCAACTGCAACAGAACTTGTTGCGGCAACGAATGCTAACGCTGTCGGTATTCTTTCATTGAACCCCGGCACCGATGCTACCCGCACCGGCAAATGGATTAATGTTGGAACCACTGATGTTCAGATTTGGGTGGATTCTGGTTTGCCGGACACAACTCCCGGCGCAGGAACACTCGTTGTCACCTACATTCAGGCAGCTAACGCCTAATCCGAGCTATAGGAGGCTCACATGAAGGGTAAGACTAAGGCTCTCAAGGGCGATTTCTACGCTGGCGGCGGCAGCAATGTTGCCAAAGAATCCAAGAACATGACCGAGTCCTTCAAGAAGGGCGGCAAGGTCGCCAAGATGATGGGCGAAAAGGCCAAGGCTCACGCTGGCCGTAAGGCTCGCAAGTCTGGCGGTGGTGTTCTTTCGTCGGCTTCTGGCCCCGGAACGCCCCGTGGCAAGGCCTCGCACTACTGATATTTCTCCTCCCTGAGTATCAGTGGACACGGCGGGGGCCTATGCGCCCCCGTTTTCGTAGGAGATTATCATGGCAAAATCGCCTGCATGGACCCGCAAAGAAGGTAAATCTCCTTCGGGCGGATTGAATGAAAAAGGTCGAGCGAGCCTTCGCGCAGCAGGGCATGATATAAAGCGCCCTCAGCCAGAAGGCGGTTCTCGCAAAGATAGCTTCTGCGCCCGTATGACTGGCATGAAGCGTAAGCTGACAGGATCAGCTAAGGCGGCGGACCCTAACAGCCGCATCAACAAAGCTCTTCGTAAGTGGGACTGCTGACATGGCATCCAAGCCTCAAAACTCAGGTCTTTGGGGCCGCGCTAAGGCAGCCGCTAGAGCCAAATTTGACGTTTACCCCTCTGCTTATGCCAATGCTTGGGCTTCTAAGTGGTACAAGCAGCACGGGGGTAAATGGTCTGGCGACGACAACCGAGTCAATAAAGCTTCTGGCGGCGGACTTGGAAAATGGTTCGCGGAAGACTGGCGCGATGTGAAAACTGGCAAAGAATGTGGTAGAGTTCCGGGAGAAAAGGGCAAGCGTCCTTATCCTGCCTGTCGGCCTGCTTCTGCTGCTTCGTCCATGACGAAAGAACAGAAAGTTTCGATGGCAAGGAAAAAGACAGGCCCTGCCCGAAAGTCTTGGCCCGTTTCGCCGTCAGGTGCGAAGAAGGATAGTTAAAATGCTGTACCGCACAATCTCTCTGACTGACGAAGGTCGTAGTGCAATCATCGCAGTTGATGATTTTCAAACGCCTTTCAACCTTGGGCTTGCCGCTAACATCACGGCAGGAACACCTACATTCAGCATTCAGTATTCGTTGGATGATCCGCAGGCTGCTGGCTACGACAAAGACACGGCTCTTTGGTTCAGCATCACTGGCTTGTCCGGTGTCTCGGCTGATACGGGTGCTGGAATGACTATCCCATGCAAAGCTATCAGCATTTACATGGCGACGGGTCAGACAGGCACAGTTGAATTGAAGGTTGTGCAGGCGGGTCCTGCCTAATAGGTGATCAATGGCAACTAGCGGGACATACACGTTCAATCCCGGTCTCGGTGAAATTACGCTGTATGCGTATAATCTCATCGGTGTCAGGAACACGGCTGTTCTTCAAGAACACATGGAAGCCGCTCGTATCGCGTCTAACATGATGCTGTCTCGCTGGTCGAACCAAGGTGTAAATCTGTGGGCTGTCGACCTTATTACAACTCCGCTTGTTCAGGGTCAGGCTACATACAGTGTAGATGCAAATACCGTTGTCATTCTTGACGCATATATGCGTATTGATGACGGAACAAATGATCCAATCGACAGGCTCATTCTTCCAATCAGCCGCTCGGAATATGCCAGCTATCCCAATAAGGAACAGCAGGGCTTCACGACGACGTATTGGTTCGACCGACTTTTGTCGCCTACGGTGACTTTGTGGCCTGTACCAGATGGTTCTTCAGCACAGTATCTGAAGTATTATCGTGTGCGTCAGTTGCAAGATTCTAATCTGCAAAACGGGCAGCAAGTTGAAATTCCATATCTGTGGATGGAAGCATTCGCATATGGATTGGCATATCGGTTAGCTCAAATTTGGGCTCCTGCAATTGCCCAGACCCTAAAACCGATGGCCGATGAAGCTTATGACATTGCAGCGCGTCAGAATGTTGAAGTAGCGCAGCAGTTCATTTCGCCTGTGATTTCTGGTTATTGGCGATAAGGAGGCGGCATGGCATACGCCTCAAGAGCCGGAAGAGCTAGAACAAGCGCCACAAGCCCGCAGGCACATGCCATATGTGATCGCTGCGGGTTTAGGTACAATCATGTTGATCTTCGCTGGCAATATGATTGGCGCGGTGCGTCTTTGCAGAACATTCGGCTTCTTGTCTGCAATACTTGCTATGATGTCCCGCAAGAGCAACTTCGGGCAATTGTTGTCCCGGCTGACCCTGTACCGATTGTAAATCCTCGTATTCAGAACTTTGCTGTTGCTGAGTCGAATACCCGAGTCACATCAGGTCAAAGTACAGTCGATCCAGTTACGGGCATTCCAGTTCCGGGTGGCAATACTCGCATCACTGAAAATGATGATGTGCGTGTTACCCAGCAAACTGGCGAGCCTCCGGGTGGCCTTAACACCGAGCCGGGAACTGATCCAAATGCGCCCGGAAACAATGACCCCGGCTTGCCATATGGCAATACCGATGTTCCAAAGACAGGTCCGCTGACATGAGCAACGTGCAAATCCCGAACCTCGGTGCCGCTGTATCTCTCAATGGTACGGAACAATTCGAAGGCGTTCAGTCTGGAACGTCTGTACGCATCACGGCGCAGCAAATTGCAACCTATACCGCAACGGCATACCCGGCCCCCGGTATTACGAGTGTCTCTGCTTCAGCCCCCATTTCCGCCAATACCGTTTCCGGTGCTGTTTCTCTGAGCCTTGATCTTCAGGGTGTCACTAATGCCTATCTAGCCACGATGGCGGCTGGCACGGTGAAGGCCAATGTTGGCGTTGGTTCAGCGTCTCCGTCCGATGTGACTCCCAGTGCCATTTTGGACACGTTTGGCAGCACTAAGGGCATGATGCTGTATCGTGATACATCAGCATGGGCTGCGCTGACATCTGGCACAAGCGGTCAGGTTTTGACGGCAAATGGCACAACTGCGGCTCCGTCTTGGCAGACGCTCTCTGTACCATCTAGCAGCATTGCTCCAACTGGGGTGATTGCTGGTACTTACGGCTCTGTTTCCACTGTCCCTGTATTTACTGTGCTGGCAAGTGGTCAGATTAGCAGCGTTACCAATACTGCTATTGCTATCAATGCTGCGGCTGTTTCTGGTTTGGCTCCATCAGCCACCATTGACACAACAATTGCTGATAATATCACATCAGGACAGTTGGCTGCTGCGCGGTATAGTCCGACACTTTCTGATGCGATGGACGCTGCGTTTAGTAACTCTCAAGGCACTCTTCTCTATCGTAATTCTTCAGGGTGGTCCGCTCTTCCCCCCGGAACATCAGGTCAATTGCTGCAAACTCAAGGTTCGGGTGCCGACCCTATTTGGTTTTCTGCTGGCTCTGGTTCTGTTATTCAAGTTGATACAGGCACTGGGCTAACAGGCGGTCCAATTACAACTATTGGCACAATCAGCATTGCTAATACTGGTGTAACTGCTGCTACTTACGGCACATCTGCGGCAGTTCCCGTAATTGCCGTCAATGCTCAGGGCCAAATTACATCTGCAACAAACACAACAATTGATGCTGTTACGCTTACAACCGGAACAATTAGTACATCTCCTTCAAGTGCAAATGACATCGCTAACAAAGCGTATGTTGATAGCATTTCCGCAGGATTGAACTTTCATGCTGCGGTTAACTACGCCACAACCGCTTCGCTGCCTTCTTACACATATGCGAACGGAACAGGCGGGGTTGGGGCCACAATCACAGCAAATGCAAATGGCGTTCTCATCATTGATGGGCACACTTTTATTGCCCCTACTGATATAGGTAAAAGAGTTCTCATCAAAAATGAGACGAGCACCAACGAGCCTTACAATGGTGTTTACACCGTCACTGCTGTCGGTGACCTTCTAAACCCGTTTGTTCTGACACGCGCCACGGACTTTGATACATCTGGGTCTGGTGTAAATGAAATTAATGCTGGTGACTTTTTCCTTGTTATCAGCGGAACAATAAATGCCAATACGTCTTGGGTCCAACAAACGCCCCTTCCAATCATAGTTGGAACAACTGGAATTACATTTACCCAGTTTGGTGGGAGTGGCAGCACCTATAATGCTGGGACTGGTTTGAGCCTTGTCGGCAATACATTCAATATCGCCAATACTGGCGTATCGGCTACGACCTACGGCTCTGCATCAACAGTTCCTGCCATCACGGTAAATGCTCAGGGCCAGATCACGGCAGCAACTGACACATCAATCGCTATAAATGCCAACCAGATTACGTCTGGTACGGTTACTGTGGCGCAGGGTGGCACGGGTGCTGTAACTCTCACTGGCTACGTTAAGGGCAACGGCACAAGCGCATTCACGGCTGCTGCCACGATTCCAAATACGGACATCACTGGCCTTGGCACGATGTCTACCCAAAATTCCAACAGTGTCTCTATCACTGGCGGAAACATTGATGGCACCATAATTGGCGGCACAACAAAAGCATCTGGTGGTTTCACAACTTTGGATGTGACTGGCAATGCTTCACTGGCGACAATTATCGCTGGCACATGGAATGGTAGCACGATTGG